AACTACTAACGGGCTGGGAGGGGATAGCCCCCAGCCATAATTTACGCATGTTGGGTGTAGATTATAAGCCTAAAGTCGTTGAGACTAGGGGCAACCTGTTCAGAGTAGTGTCTGGAGAGCAGTGGATTGATGTTGATAATCAATTGATTGACTTCCAGGAATACTATGAGGATAGGAGCTATAAAGGTTTGGCATTTCCCGTGCCACACCAGGGCGTTACATATAGAAACAGCGATGTTAATTTGTCCTCTGCGTTGTTCGGTCGGTGTCTGGGTAGACGCACAAAGAATGGCGCAGATGAAGTTATGGACGATGATTATGACAACCGGTTACGCGACAACCAAGAGTCATTTATTAATCAACATCGTGCTGATTTGTTAAAGTACGCAGAGCAGTTTACGTTTAATAACGGGTGTTATTATGACGCAGCATGGGAGAATTTGATGAATGCGTGGGAAGCGCATATCAAACGGGACCTCCGCATTGAGGCCGCCAGGGAGGCGTTCATGAGTGGGAAATGGTTGGAAAAGAAGTGGGGAAGGTATATGACTCGTATTAAACTGAAATTAGTGGAATTTGCGAAAAACGGAAAAATACCGCGGTGTATCGGTGATCTAGGTTGCGCTGAATCATTGCATGGAGCAGTGATTATGGAGTCAATCAAATTGTTCATGTCAGAGCACCCGTATTGGTTCGGTAGTAGTAGATGCACTTTTGTTAAGTCAGTGAGTCACGCCGCCCTTACCGAAGTCTTTAATGACATGGTTCCGACGTTTGGAGATTATGATGTCATCGCGTATTTGTTTAGTGATGACTCTATTTTTAGCATAAGTTATAAAGATGGTACCAGGCATTATCACAGGGTGTTCTGCGTAGATATTTCAAAGTGTGATATGTCACACACCAGGCATTTATTTTATCTGCTGAGAGACATGTTTGAAGGAGATCACGGTCTCATGCAAATATTGATCGATCAGTGTATCGGTAAAGTAAATTTGTTTGGTAGGAATATGTCACGGAAAATTATCCTCGAATTGCTGGATTACGTCCTGTTATCAGGAAGTACGTTAACTACGGCCATAAACAACTTAGCTAATTACTTGATCTTCATTGCCATTTGTGTGCGGCAACCTAAGGACGGGTCAGCGCTGATGCAAGCTGTAGAGGAATGTGGGTATGTAGTAACCACTGGACCTGATGTTAGTGAAGAGCCAACCCAATGGCAGTTCCTAAAACATTCACCAGTGATGATGACAAACGGAGAATATGCTCCCATGATAAATTTAGGTCCTTTCTTTCGTGGTTTTGGCATCTGTAAGTCGGGTGACTTTATCGGACCCAAGACCATGTCGGTTTTTGATAGGGCTCTGTACCAGCAAGGCCAGATACTTATGGGCATGTTTGGTGATGGCATAACCTGCGGCGTTAAGAATCCATTTTTGGATCACATGCGGCAAAGGTTCTTAATTGGCATGCCAGCCAAATTTGCAAAACGTATCAAGCAGTCGGTACTGGGCGATTTAGCGTACAAGTGTGAAGTGTCACCAGCCGTTATGGTTGTGAGCGACGAAATGTTGTTCGAGAGATATTTCGTGAACGCTAGATTAGAGGGGGACCCATTATGTCACGGAGATATTGGCGATTTGTATCGTGAGATCACTAATCTAACATACGGGAGGAATCTACGCAATCGGGTGGTTGCGCGGATCCTGCTGTTGGATTATGGTCTGGGTGAGGCATAAGTTGATGTGGACGGTCGCGTCGTTCAACATCACCACCTGTTCTGGCTTAATGGCTGATCCAGAACAGTATCAATGGTAT